CGCCCGGGACTATGGCCACCCGAGGGACAACTTCCGGCGGATCGCAGATCTGTGGAATGCGTACGTCAGCCACATGCCTGACGATCAGCCGGGGATCACCCCCGAAGACGTCGCGGCCATGATGATCCTCATGAAAATCGCACGGCAGCAGCACACCCCGAAGGATGACAACTTGGTCGACATCGCGGGGTACGTGAAGTGCTGGGACATGCTGGGGGACGATCCGCAGCCGGTCGACGCTCCCGGCCCGCTGGAGGTGCAGTCGCTTCGCATGCATGACGACGGGCAAGAGGCGCCCGACCCGGGGTTCTGGTATCTGGCCACGCCGTACCGGGCCTACAAGGGGCCGCGGGCGTCGGCGTTCACACAGGCCGCGCAGCAGGCCGCCATCTTGAGCGACTCCGGCATCTCGGTGTTCTCCCCGATCGTGCACAGCCACGTCATCGCCAGCCACACGGAACGACTTGTTGAGGAGTCCCCGGAGTGGATCGATCTCGACATGCCAATGGTTCGCGCAGCCCGGGGAGTGATCGTGTGCATGCTGCCGGGCTGGGAACAATCGTCGGGGATCTACAGAGAATGCAACGAGGCGATCAAGCTGGGCAAGCCCGTCATCCACATGACCCCCGACACTATCCCCGAGGGCCTGAAGTGATGCAGACCCTGGACGAGCTGCGCGACCTGGTGCGGAGCTGGGATGGGAACTACCTCGCGCGAACCAATTTCACCAACGGCTGTTTCGACCTGCTGCACGTGGGGCACCTTCCTGTGCTCCGGGCCGGGTGCGAATGGGATGGGCGGATGGCCCGGGCGCGGCTGGTGGTCGCGATCGACAGCGACCGGCGGTGTGCGTTCCTGAAGGGGTACGACCGTCCGATTATCCCGGCGGCCGAGCGGGCCGAGCTGCTGCTGTCGACTCGGTTCGTCTCGGCCGTCGTGCAGTTCGACTCGACCGAACAATTGCGGGAGATCCTGACGGTGGTCCGGCCCCATTTCGTGGTGCGGGGCCTCGGGGGGAAGCCTCCGCCCCAACCAGCTCCGTTCGGCGCGGAACTCGCCCGCCAGGTGCTCTGGGTCGAGACGCCGGACGTGCACACGAGCACGATTGTCGAGCGGATTCGGGCCTCGGGCGACCAGTAACAGCCCCCTCGGAAAAAAATCCAAAAATTCCCCCTTGCAATTCACCCGCAAGCGGGTAAGATGCCGATATGAGTTATGTGACTCAGTTTTCACCACCCGCCAACCCCCTGCCCGAGAGTGATGACGATGACGAATGAACAAGCTACCTCTGAACTGAACGCGGCCGGCGCTAAGCTGGAACGACGGGAAGACCGCAGCGGAAAAACGCTGGCTGGCTGGTGGCTCGATGGGGTGTTTCTTGGAAAAGATGCACGCACTGCCGCAGAAGGGGTAAGAGGGTAAGACGGAAGTTGCCAACCCCCCGGCATCCCCGGGGGTTCCCCCTGACGATGGAGACGACGAGAGATGAGCCGCATTCGCCTCAGTAACGCGATCGCCCGCCGATATTTTCTGCACGCCGCCGACATGAATGAAGATGGTTCGCGGTCCTGCTTTTTCGCTCAGCTTCCCCTGGACGACGACGGCTGGGGATTTTGGGTTGAGCCGGATGGAACCATCGAGGCGGACACCGCACCCTGCAACGGCAATTTGCCGAGCCGGCGAATCGTCGACGCCTGCAAACGGGCAGCAGTGAAATTTCTTGCGACCTGCTAACCCACCCCCGCCCCTCGCACTCGCGGCGGGCTGACTCTTACATGAAACGCCAATGGCCGTTCAAACCAGTCGGTACTGCAAAGCCTGTCGCCGCGCAACGCTACATCAGAAATACCAATGGGTCAGTGATGGAATGGGCTGCCTCGTGACAATTGTGTCCGGTGGGCTGTTTCTGTTGCTGTGGTTTCCGTGCATCGTCTGGCAGGTGCTGTTTCCCAACTGGCGATGCCAGACCTGCGGACGAAGAAACTAAAGCCAATGACCACCCCCACCCCCTACACCACGGCCCAGGCAGCGGCAGTCCTCGGGCTCGACACCAGCAGCATCAGGCGACTGGCCAGAAAGCTCAAGCTGGGCCAGCGACTCGGCCGAGACTGGTTCTTCAGCCAGTCCGATCTCGACCGGATGCGGTCCCGCCCGTCGCCCGGCAACCCATCGTTTGTTCAGCAGCGTAAGTGAGTCCCGATTGACACGACCGCGTCCGCCCCCGTTTAATTTCCAGCGTCCACTTCCTCGGAGCCCTTCCAATGGTCAAGTTTGCTGCTCTTGCCGGTCTCGTGCTGGGCCTCGGCATCTCGGCTGTCGCCACATATCAGCCTGCCCGCCAGCCGATCGCAATCCCCCCGCGTGTGGCGCCGTTCGCGACCAACAACGCCCCGCCGGCCAGCGACCCCGACGGCAGTTTCGCGATCGAGGTCGACGGGGTTAAGTACGGCGCAAACCGGTACGCGAACGACATCCCGTTCTATATGCAGGGCGGCAAGGTCATCTCGATCAACGGCAACGTCTCCAAGATCGGCGATTAGTTGACGCTCGGCGGCCCGCGTTTGACCCTCTGGCTCTGCTCGTATCGCTCGCGCATCTCGCGGAGCTGCTCACTGGTCGTGATCTTCTGGCACTGCACACACCGGGCCCCCTCGGGCGTTTTCATCGCCAGCGGACACCCGCAGTGGTAGCACGGCCTAGTCTGGAGTTGTGGACTCATGAATCGGATCTTTCGTCAGGTGGCGTGGCAGTCATTCCTCTGGTCCGCTCTGGCGGCGGCTGGCGGGTCATTCATGCAACCCGGCATGATCCCGGTGTACGTGCTGTCCCTCGCGGCGGTGTCGTGTTTGGCCGGTATTCTCGCCCTGCTGAACGCGGCCGATCTGCGGGCCAAAAACCGTAAACTGGACAGTTGACGCCCGTTCCTTGTTGCGTATACTGACGGGCGTCCAGTGTCGGGAGTCCGGCACACGGTCGCCACCCCCCGCAACCAAGGCGGATCGAGGAATCCGCTGGGTGGCAAGTCTCCAGTTGTGACGGAGACAGAGATGAAGCGTCGGAAGAGTCTGCAGCAGTGGTTTGTTTTGGACGGCGGCTCGGTGGTATTCGGTCCCACGACCTGTGGTGGGGCTGGCCAGTTCGCCAGGATCTATGGGGGAGTCGTCGTGGCGACGCAGCCAGACGCGGTTCCCCGGCCCCCAGAGGGCTTCCCAGACGAACCGGGGTACAATCCCCCTCCCTGGATTGTCGAGTGCCGCAAACGGGCGGCAGCGAGCTGACAGCAGGCCCCTCGGTGGAACCGGGGGGCTTTTTTTGTTGGCAGACCGTTGGTTGACCACAGCGCCCACCCAATTGACCACCCGTTTTGGACACCGACCGACATGCACCGCCTGAAGTCGATTTTGCTCGGCCCTGGAAACACAGATCAGAAGTACTCCCGGCGTGATTCGAACACGCGACCGACGGATTAGAAATCCGTTCACCATGCCTCTTTTTCCCGGCGATTCCACAAAGCGCCCACCGGAATGACCACCTGTTACGACTCCCTGGTCGCATCGTAGGCTCTCCAGATATCTCGGGCCGTGGTGTCGGCGTCGAGGTCGACGTAGTACCGGAGAGTCGTTTCGAGTGACTCATGCCGCATCAGGGTCTGCAGGATCTGGGGCAGGACGCGGCGGGCCCAGCGGGTACCGAATGACCGACGGAAATCGTGGGCGCTGGCAAACTTCCCCGGGGCCACCTCCACCCCCGCCATCTGTCCCAGCTCGGTGATCTGCCGCGAGACCCAGCCCAGTGTCGGCCGGGCAGTGAGGTTCCGCTGCCGGGGCCAGGCGAAGACCCGGCCGGTCCGTTGTTCCGGGGGGACCCCTTGGAGCAGCTCGGCGAACTCCGGGGCCATTGGCAGAACCCGATCGCGGCGGCCCTTCTCGGCTTCGCTGGGGATGCGGAGGACGGGCCGCTCTGGCGACATGTCGGCACGGATCGACCGCGGATCGTCCCAAGACAGCCCGATTGCCTCATCAAGACGCAGGCCCGACCACCAGAGGCCCCGGAGGGCGAACTCCCACGGGACGGCTCTGTCAGCCCCCACCACCTCGGGGAGCTTCGCCAGGATCGCGGCAAACTCGGCATCGGTGATCGGGCGGCCCTTCATCGCGCGCCCCCTGGAACCAGTCTTGGCGCGGGCGACGGCGGGGAATCGGGGGAGCTGGTCGAGCCAGCCCATCCGGTGAGCCCAGCGGATCGCCGATCGCAGGTGGCGGAGGTACCCGTCGATCGTCGACTCGGTGCGGGTGCCGTCGCGGAGCTTCGTCAGCCAGGCGGTGATGCTGGCGGCGCTGATCGAGTTAAGCGCCGCGGGCCGCATGATCGACTCGTACGAATGGAGGGCGGTCACGTACCAAGGGGCGGTTCTGGGGCTGAGGGTCGGCAGGTGCTGCGACAGGAACCGGACGAGGAAGTCCGCCCAGGCCATCCCCCCGAGGTGCAGGCGGGAGCGGTTGAGCAGATCGTCTTCGAGTCGCGCGGCGGCTCGGTCAGCCTCCCGGCGGACGGCAGTCTCGGCGGATCGCTCAAGCCACCTGTCGGTGCCGGGCTCGCGGTATCGAAGGTAGAAGGACCCGCGGCGCTTGACCCAGAGGACCTTGACCCGTGGGGTGGATCGCTGCCTACCCATTGCGGCCGATGTTCCCGCTGGCGATTGCCACCCCCACGAACAGGCCCAGCAGCGCGGCCCACCCCCAGCTCATCCCGTTCCAACGGCCGATGAGCGTCACAACGAGCACACAAGCCCAGGCCAGAATCGTGGTCAGTTGGGAGAGCTTCACGGCTGGGGCTTTTTCGGTGCGGGTGCAGACTTTGAGACTTGGATCCCCCGCTTTTTGATGCCCTTCGAGGCTGCTTCGCGGGCGGCTCTGTCGACCATCAAATCCGCCTTCGAGCGGCGTTGTCCGGCCAGCGCTCGAGTCTGCTCGGTCACCTCGGCCACGAGCCTCGTCGACCACCCCTGCAGCTCCGCCACGCGGCGGTTGAAAATGTTGTCCCCGTGGCAATTCAGCTCTATCAGGTGATGTGATCGCATCATGGTGGCGACCTTTTCGAGGTCTTGCATGACCTGCGACAGCTCGCGGTGAACTGCCTCGAACTCTTCGACCGTGCGGTAGGTTCTCACGTGACTGTCTCTCCAATGTGTGAAACGGGGAAACCAGTGTTTCCAACTCTGGGACACCCGGAGCAATTTTCCCCGTTCCCCAAGTCGATAAAAGCCACAAAACGCCAATACCGGACGCAAAGGCGTGTAAAAGTGGCGAAACAGTATTGACAACACTGGTTTCCCGCCCTACAAAAGTGCCAGGAGTTGCCACCGGAACCGAGTTTTACCAATGAGCACATCAGCGAAACCCCGCACGAGAGCCGACTGGGAACCGATCGATCAGGGTCGGACCTACACCCGCGAGGCTCTGCGGAAGTGCGGTGTCGGCCCAGGGATTTGGGCGAAGCTGGTCCGCGCAGGGATGCCGGTCGACGTGATCGGAAACCGTGTGTTTCAGCGGGGGGCTGTGGTCTGCGAGTGGTTGCAGCGGCTGGCGGAGCAAAGCCGCAGCGCCAAGGAGGCGAGTGATTCTGGCCGGTAGTCGATCGCCAAGGACGGCGGTCGGCTACCACCTTTTTCAGGAGCAGTCATGCGGCGCTGGTTGAGCGGACTGTGGATCGAGTTGGCCGTCATCCTGTTGGGGGCCACCGTTGCGTTTGCGTGTGAGGCGTTGAATCAGTGAGCGGCTCTGGCTGGTGTAGTTGGTTGCTGCGCCAGACTGGGGAAGGGCCACACCTGCGGTGGTGAGAGAACCGGAGCCCGGCGGTTGCAGGCGGGCAATCTGGATTGCGGAGGTCCGGCCAGTGTTCCAATCCCACTGGTGGCGGGTTCGAGTCCCGTCAAATCCTCTGGATCGGCGGAGTACCTGGTGGTGCTCAGCAAGTTTGTACAGCCGACTGGTGAATCGACCACGAAGTGAAGCAACTGAACCAGTCCAAGCAGGTTCGATTCCTGCCCGATCCACTGCGGAATTCCCCGCACTTTGGGAGCAAACATGTCGGAATTGAAGAGCAACGCGGAAGCGGTCGAGCGGCTGAAGTGGCAGAAGTTCCCCGTGCTGAACGACGGGTTTGTCTGCCTGGTCGATTGCATGGGCGACGATGCCGCGGTGGTTCAGGCCGCGCGGGTCTCGTACGGCGAGGGGACCCGGCACACATCAGACGGCGAGACCCTGATTCGCTACCTGATGCGGAATCGGCACACGACCCCCTTTGAGATGGTCGAGCTGAAGTTCCTGGTGCGGGTCCCGATGGATTGCTGGCGGCAGTGGATTCGGCATCGAACCGCCTCGGTGAACGAGTACAGCACGCGGTATTCGGTGGCGATCGACTCGGCACAGACGACCGACCCTCGCGAGTGGCGACAGCAGGCGACGGACAACAAGCAGGGCAGCGGTGAGATGCTGCCCGATGCGGCTGGGCTCTTGCTGACCTTGGAAGAGCAGCATTTGCAGGAGCAGGCCCGGCAGGTCTACGCGTCGCGTCTGAAAGCGGGGGTGGCCCGCGAACAGGCCCGGAAGGATCTGCCGTTGTCCACGTACACCGAAGCCTACTGGAAGGTCGACCTGCACAACCTGCTGCATTTCCTCGCCCTGCGGCTGGATGATCACGCGCAGAAAGAGATCCGGTTGTACTCGCAGGCGATCGTTCAGATCGTCATGCAGTTGTTTCCGGCGGTGTGGCGGGCGTTTGAGGCATACCGACTGCGGTCTATGCAGTTGACGGCTCTGGACATCGGCGTGATTCAACGACTGTCTGTGGGGATTCGTGGCTCTGGATTCGGCACGTGGGACGAGGAGGCGTTCGTTCAATGCCAAGACCCGTCATGGGTGGGCCTGGTGCGCTGCCGGGAGCGTGACGAATGCCGGGAGAAACTCAAGCGGCTCGGTCTGTTGTAACCAGCGAGGCGGGCGACACCTGCCCGGGACGATGTGGTGCGACAGCCGGAGAGACGGCAGCGTACACCTTGAGAGGGCGAAACCTGCCCGCAAACTCATGTGGTTTGACAGCCGGGAGAGACCGGCAACATGGGTCGGTAGCTCAGCGGTAGAGCGAGTCGTGACAGCGGCGTTCCCTGTCTTCAACGCTGCGGTGCACAGGTCGCCGGTTCGAATCCGGCCCGACTCACTGGTCTCCTTTCCCGGAGTCCAACGCCTCAGTCACGAGAGGAAATCCACCCCAAGCGGCAGGGGTTCGTGACAGCCGCATTTGCCTCAACGTGGAGTGCAGCCCGGTTGGCCACCGTGGCAGGCGGCGGGTTCGATTCCCGCCTGAGGCTCTGCCGGAATGGTCCGGCTCAATGGAATGGACAGCATGAAGCGACGAACAACCCCGGATCAGCCAAGCGTTCTGGCTCCACTGGCCCTCAGCACGCGACAGGCAGCGAAGTTGGCGAACGTCGGCACGAGCACCCTGTTGGCGGCGATCGCGGCGGGCCAACTCAGGGCGAAGTGTCTGGGGAAGACAAAGTTCCTGATCCGGCCAGCGGACCTGGAAGACTGGATCGACAACCTAGAAGACGCGAAGTCATCCGGAGCGAAGTAGCTCTGGCGAAGCCGCCACGGAGGGCGGCGTTTTTTTGTGGAGGC